ATGGTAAATGCTGCGGTAAGTCTCGAACTCGTCTTCTGTCATTCCGCCAGTCTTCACTTGCAGGCGCGCGAATGAGGTATCACCAAAATAACTTCGGTCAAGTACGGCATGGCCCTGTCGATTCATAGCGTACCACTGAGCCTGTAAGTGCATCATGTAGCGCGCTTGAAGCAAGTGAACTTGCATCGTAAAAGCCCAGCGTTCCTGATTCTCGTAGAAAGAAGCGAGATAAGGGTTGGCATTGTCCTTCTCATCCGGCTCCATCAGAGTGAGAGTGCTCTCTCCTAGGGCTTCGCCAAGTTCTTTTGAAAGAGAACTTTTGCCTGCCCCAATCAAACCTTCTACAATCACTACTTTGTTGTTCATCCTAGCATCCTAAATGTTTTTGAAATACTATGGGTGGAAAACCCCCACGTCGAGTCATACTTGAGGCGAGCCATATACGGACGATTAAGAATCACCGCATCCCGCTTTGGATTAACACCCCAGCATTTTACCGCTTCGGCAGAGGATGTTGAATCAATTGTCTTTACAATCCAAAATGTTTTACCATTCTTCGTCTTCTTGGAAATAACCTCTCTCGGAATAAACCATGCTACTCCCAAGTTGTTATCCCACTCCCCCAACGGCGGAACGCAGTAGTCTTCCAGTTTCTTCAGGACCGCATCGTCCATAACCAGTTCGAATGGAAAAACCCCAGTTAAATCAACAAGATACTGAATCTTCTCTTCGTCGGAAAAGTCTCCTTCCGGAGAGTACTTAGTAATATTCTCGGCCAGATTCTTTTCCTTCCTGGGCCTGTCAACAGCGATCGCAGTCCAGAAATGCTTCGCTCCAGTGAACCGATCATCCATCAAGGGGGCGAGTGCTCCAGATCTGACCAGTGCGTCCAGCGCCTTCTTGTTAAGTTTGCTGTAAGTTATATTTTCGTTAAAGAGGAATTCCTCGATTGTATTAAAGGGTCTATTTTGCGTAATCTGCGTGATTGCGGCTTCTCCGAGGCCTTTGATAGACGTCAGCGGCTGAATGAGGGTTAGCCCGTCCTTGGAGATCTCCCACACCTTTCCAGAGGAATTAATGTCTAATGGTTGAATATTAAACCCACTCTTCTTCGCCAAATTAATCGCTCGCTCCTTCCTCTTCTCCGGTTCCTTGTCTAAGAAACTAGCAGTCCACTCCGACGGATAGTAATTTAAGAGCCAAGCGCACTGATATGAGAGAATCGAGTAAGAAATCGCATGACTAAGGTTAAACCCATAGCCTGAGAAATATTCGAACAAGTCCCAAATCTTCTGGGAGGTTCCGCGATCAATCTTCTTCTGATTGCAGCCGTCAAGAAACTTTTTATAGATCTTGTTCTTTTTTGCTTCGGACTCTCCAGCACCCTTTTTTGTCAAAAGTTTGCGAAGAGAGTTTCCCTCATCCATACTGATGTTGTTCCCAAGCCTGTGGGCTAGTTCGGCAATCTGTTCTTGGAAAATCAAGAAGCCGGCGGTGTCTTTCGTGGCCTCTTTATAAATCTCGTGTGGATACTCCACTAGATCTGGATTTCTCCTGGCCTCGACATAACTCTTGTCGACTCCCGCCCCTAGGGGCCCGGGCCGGAAGATGCTAGTCACTGCCGCAATATCTACGAGATTTTCCGGCTGTACTTTTTGACACAAACGCTGAGCCCCAGTCTCAGTGAACTGAAAGATCCCGACAAACTTCCCCGCCTGGAACACATTTTCGTACACTTCTCGATCTTCTAGGTCGATCACATCAGGGTGCAAATTCTGGTCGTAAAAATCTTTAACATCCGCGAAAGTTGGTTCCGTCACGTTATGGTGTCTTTTGAGAATATGGCGAATCGCCTCCTCCATCATCCTCAGTGAGGCGAGACCCAGAATATCAAACTTAATGAACCCCATCGGTTCCAAGTGCCGAACATTCTGGCCCTCCGTCCAAGGAGTCTGGCGCACGCCCTTACTGTTAATTAAAGGCATCCTCTTATCGAGATCCTCGCCAATAACGACCCCGCCGGCATGCCTTGAGTTAGATCTAACCTGTCCGTGGAGTTCGTCGATATGAGTTTTGACCTGCGGGTATTTTTTAAGAAAATCCTGCAACGATCTGCTGTATGCCATGACCTCCTCAAAGGTCGGCACGTACACCCCTGATTTAATACCATTCGCCTTCTTTGCCTCTGGCATCGCCTCGTGCATCATCCTACCAGTCACGTAATTAACTTCAGTGAAAGGAATGTTGTAGAATTTGCCAATGTCCTTGATGAGACTTCTCAACTGAAGAGTGTTCCAATTTGAAATTGGTACTACCGTAGTGTTCCCCCATTCCTCGATAAGGCGCTCCTTGAGCTCCATCGGGGCAGAAACATCATAATCGATGTCCGGGAAGCCAGAACCTTCTTCTGTGAGAAACCTTGAAAACTGTAAATTATACTTTAGCGGGTTCACTTGAGTGATTCCAAGCATGTAGGAAACCAAGGAGCCGGCTGCACTTCCTCGGCCTGCGCCGACCAATTGTCTCTCGACGGCCTTGTCGGCGACTGCCTTCATCGTCAGAAAGTACTTCGAGAAGCCCCTTTTTTTAATGACGCCGACTTCATGCTTCAAGCGTTCGACATATTCGGGCTCTTCTTCCAACCCGTGCTCCTTAAGGCCAGATACACATAACTGAATGAGTGCTTGGTCTGCCGTCAGACCCTCTGGTACGACGAAATCCGGCAGCCGAACCTCGTTGTCTGGAAAGAAGGACTCAATTCTGTCGTGAGCGATATGGTGAGTGCGTTCGATGCTGTCCCTAACCATACTGTCGTTGTAATCAAAACCGACCTGCTTAGAATACTCCTTATATGACTCCCACATCTGTTGGCCATTTTTTGGATACAACTCGTAGTCCAAATCGTTAACTGATGCCGGTAGGTCTCCACTGAGCCAATCCGGGCGACTGCTCTTCCCGAGCCACCCAAGCCGACGATACAACTCTCTGTCTTTCCATTTATCTGGGCCAGGGTAATGGCTGTCCGCAGTCGAGATTAGCTCGACTCCATGCTTTTGCGCAGTAGCGATAATGCACTTATTTAACTCATGCTGTTCTGGAATCCTGTTCCACTGTAGCTCTGCGTACCAGCGGTCTCCAAAAATGGAAATCATTTTTTCGGTAGTCTCCGACATGGCATCTAAGATTGCAGATTGCCCGTCTTCCCTATGTCTCCAGTAATCCTTTCCGTAAATCCCACCCAGACAGGCACTACTCGCCATTAAACCTTCGCTGTACTTTGAGAGCATCTTATAATCGATACGAGGATACCGATAAAAGTTTTCCTCCTTAAAACTATCTGATACCATCTTGAAGAGATTCGTTAGACCGGTTTGATTTTGTGCAAGTACAATAATGTGGTTTTTGCGCTTCAGGACACCCTTTTTGGTTTCGCGATGATTCTCATCTTCAACGTAAATCCCCGCTTCCTCTTTGACCGCAATCTGCTTCGATTTTGCCCTGAGTTCTTCAACCTCCCGCTTCCAGCCAGAAATTGACGGGATAAAATATGCCTCGATTCCATAAATTGGCTTGAAATCCTTTCCAGCCTCGTGCATCTTCTTTGTATGCATCACTTGATAGGCTAAGTTGTTCATGTTTCCATGGTCGGTGAGGGCGAGGGCGTCGGACCCGTTTTCATAAGCATAATCACAGTGCTCGCCCGGGTATCCCATACCGTCGAACGTGCTTGCGTTCGAATGTACGTGCAAGCCCACAAACGGTATATCACTCTTCTTCATTATCAACTCCAATTGGGTTTAGTTCTTTATATTTTAAAAATGCTTTGTGAGGGCGCTCTATTATCTTCCTTTCCTCAGATCCCAGAAAGGTCACTAGGTTTTCCCAGTTATCGATTGGATAATACCATGGCAATTCAACTCCCACTGCAGTATCTATTTTAGCATCTTTGAACACTTTGTCAAGAGAAAAGTGTCTTGCAGAATATTTTTGTTTTGTCGGCAGGAATTTCTTTTCTCCCCCGTATGAAAACGTACCTGGGACGATCTTGCCAGTTCCCGTTCTAATCACATCCCTAAACATCTTATAATCCTCTTCTCCGAAGGAAAATCCAAGATATTCGCCGTCTTTGAAAGTTCTACCATTATAGGACAAATAAAAGTTTTTATCACTGGATATAACAGTCCTGTGTTCCCTAATTGTCTCTGGGGGGTAAACACCGTATGGGAATGACACATAGTATTTTTTGGGTACAACCCACTTGCTGAGTGTCTTTGCTATACGCCAAGCCGTGGTTGCTCCGTGTAGAATACTCCACGCATAGCAGTCCCTTTGCATATAATCTTTGGGATGAATTGGTACATAAAATATCGGAATTCGTTTCCTGTGTTCTTTGGGATATTTCTTGTACCCTCTATGTATCCACACCGGATCCTGCACATAGTCCCCCAGCCTATGTCTTATCAAGGGCTGCATGTCGTCATTACACACGATCCATATCGTTTCACAGCCGGCGAAGGCCGCTTCGACAACGGCGGCTTCGGTGGCAACATAATCCGAGGCCAAGGGTTGCAAACAGTCATGCCACGGAAACCCGAAATCCGACTCAAATCCTGCAATAGGGATAATGCCGGCCAAATGGAACGCGGAGTTCATACAATGTTTCTTTTGTGTTGTTCTATGATCTCTTTAGCGCTTCGATTATCCATGGTGATACAGCCTTCTTCAATATGTGGTAAAATTGTGAGATCTTCAAGATCCCTCTTTTGAAAGGATATCTTCAGCGATAACCTATTCTGTTTGCCGCCAATTCCAAGTCCGTTTTTTCGGCCGCGGATGCCGGCGGCGGTTAACATGTCTATTATCTTATATCTCATATATATCTCCGAATACTCGGGATCCTGCAGTTGTTCCTTTGTCAAGAAAGACACAGAAACCATGTGTTTGAGCAGGGGGTTGTATATTGACGGATAAAAGTGGATCTTGTTCACAAAGTCGTCGTCTCCGCATATTTGTTCATGTGGATGCAAGGCTCCGGACTCGACCTTATACCAGTCTAGTACGCGATATTTGGCATCTTTCTTTCTATAGTCGAACGGTATATCTTCAACATGTAGATCGTCAAAAATAAATAAGTTATTGAACTTACATTTAATCATTCTAGAGTCGTGAGTGAATACTTTAAGAGAATTATCGCGTATCCTAATAGATTTGGTTTTGTCGGAAAACGGCTGAAGGCCTCGCATGCTCAGTAACACCGATATATAATTCCAAACTTTTTCCTTTGAAATTTCCCCCGTCTTGGGATCCATCTTTTCATAGATATCATCGTATAGATCGCCGATGGCTGCCAGATCGGATAAGTCTAGAGTGTCAAAATACGGGGGCTCTGAATAGTGGTTGTTGATAAAGACGTAACCATTGATATAAGAAAAAATGATTGCGTTAAGGTCAGATCCGACGACTATAGTGTCGTAGGTGTGAACGTGCCTTGCAACTCCACCTCTTGCCTCATTCACTGGCGACGTTTTTATATACTCTCTTTGTTTGAGCTGAACGACGTTATTACGCCCTTCTTCATGTTTGTTTTAATAAATTCTTTCATTAGAGACATGGAGTCAAAATTCACCACCTTTTCATCAACAAGGATCTTCTGCTGGCCAACTTCTTCCAACACATCCACCTTGTTAAGAACAAGGTTTGTTACTCCGTTGATATTGATTGCTTTCTTTAACAAATTCCAATCCATCCAGTTGCACTGTCGCGGTCGGCCAGTGGTTGCGCCGAATTCTTCTCCAGCCTCTCTTATTTCGCCGAAGATGGGGTCGGACCCTTCAAACTTCTTGGCCCCTACGTAGGTTTCGTACATTTTTGCCACCCCCCACACCTCTCGAATCGACTGTGGGGGGACTCCATTCAAAATGGCGCTGCCGACGGTGCAGTGACTAGACGTAACGAACGGGTAATCACCCCAATCTATATCCAGACCGAAGCCTTGGGCACCTTCGAACAGTATCTTAACAGGCGTGTTTGCGCCGTGGATTTCTTCGTAAATGTCTACTATAAACTCTCTTAAGGATTCCACTTCCGAGGCACGGACTCCCGTCCTACCATACTTGTCTCTATACGCGGGGCCATTGCCTCGTTTCGTAGTTCCGATGCTAGAGTCTTTTCCATCTTCGCGGATATGGTCTCTTGTGATAACATGCGCGTTGTTTGCAACACGTACAAATCGTCTAGCGGGTATTCCTGCATCTTCAAGTTCTTGAATTTCAGTGAAGAGCTGATCAGGGTATACAACACAACCGGGACCGATAATAGAGCGCACGCCGTGAAGCACACCACAAGGTATATGATGCGTAATAATCCTTTGGCCATTGTGATAAATAGTGTGGCCGGCATTGCACCCTCCGTTGTATCGGATAACGTGTGTGTAGTTACCCTTTTCACATAAGTAATTAGTCACTTTCCCCTTTCCGCAATCACCGTACTGTAAGTCTACCACCACGTCTGCGACTATCACTTCTCTCCCCTTTTGTTGATGAGCTCGATCTTTCTTCTTATTATTCTAGCATACTTGATAACTCTTTTTGCATACTTTTTTGGAGAATTCAATTCTTTACATCTGTATCCACCGTTATAACCACATAAGCCTTTACTATAGCGGCCGCGGCCATAAGTATACACCCAAAAAGACAGCGTCTTCGCCCCCAACGAGATAGATGTGGTGGGGTTTTTCAATTTCTTACAATTTGTATAAGGCTTTGTATATTTTGGTAAAATTTGGGTTAGACCGCATGCGCCGCTGCGGCTTACTGCGTCTGGGACCCACCTACTCTCCTGGTGTATTAGGGAGACCAATATTTCAGGCTTAATTTTGTGTTCTTGAGCAGAATCTACCAAATGCTGCATATGTTGGCATGCAAAGCCTGCATTCGGCATATTCATCGCCGTTACTGCAGCACACAAAAGTTTGGCAGAGATCATACATCCTCTCGCTTGTTATCTCCGTTAATCACCTACCACTCCCATAATATGGTTCTCTAGTACTAAAAAAAACCTGTTATCAAGTACTCGAATCTCCTCTATCATAGAGGCGTTAACGATCGCTAGAATGTTTGGTGCTACCTGTTCAGTGCAATCAGCGGCAACCTTCACAACCTTACATAATTTATATCGTTCGTCCGAGGGCTTGTAATCTTCTGGCAGAAGTACTTGCGATTCTGCCGCGTCTGCTATCTCTATAGGTTCAATCAACATATGCCTATTCACTGGCTGAAAGTTCATTTTTTCTCCGTCTAACTTCCCCATTTTATACGAAATCTCGCTGTTTGTTAACGACTATTCGTCGTCCTCGTCCGGTTCGTCTTCATCTTCTATCTCGCCTCGAAGCTTGGCACAGTCTTCAAACGAAATGCTCGAATCATAAATGAAATCGTAATTGTTCTCTCGAAGAAGGTTATAAACTCTTTCAATAGGTATGAAATACCCCATGTGAGTTATTGAGTCCGCACTGAAGCCAAGCGGCTGCACGGTGATCCGGGAGGGAATCCCTATATATTCGTATCTCTCTCTTTCGTCCGAATACCTGTAAAGGGCGCCGCCTGAATTGCCAAATATGGTTTGAGCGGTGGACATCCAGTATTTATAGTGCCCAATTTCGTCGTCAGTGAAGCAAATGTGCCCATACGTAGCAATGGGGGCGTGGCCCAGCGAAGCGCCGACAGCGTAGCAGCGATCAAAAATATGAATATTCTCGATTTCTTCTTGTGGGAATTTGTGTGCTACATAGCCCGCCTTACTCTCTTTATCTCGTACTCTCAAGAGGGCCCAGTCTTGACCTCCCTCTATCTCAGAATATGCGACGATATCCGCTTCTACGGCAAAACTTCCGATACAGTGTGAGAAGTTATTGTACTTAAAGAACTCCACATAAACTGTGTCGAGAATCTCTGTATCCACCTTCTTCTTTTTCACTGGATCCCACTTTTTCTCTATTTTTATGCACTTCGAGACAACGTGATGATTTGTTATGACATACGTGTGGTATTCGTCGCCGTGGCTCTCAGAGTAAACCACTGTGCCACTGCCGCCGGCGCCGCGAGCCCTAATGCGTACGGTTGGATAAAGCATTTCGTCATGTTTTTTAATAATAGATTTAGATACCGACATATTCTTTTCTCCCTATGTTGGAAATGTATAAAATTATGAACACTTTGAGTGCCCACATGATGAACAAGACTCGCAGCCATCAACATAAACCAGCTCAGACTCGCAATCAGGGCAGGATGAACCGTTAACCTTGTCTCCGTTGCTGATATATCTTTTGAGGACTCTGGCTATGCACTTTGCGAAGCTAAACATGTCACTGTCTCGGTCTTTCATCAATTGTTCAACCAAAAAGTTTATTTTTGCGCCATGGCGCAGCGACAGGGAAATCATTCTCGTAAATGCGGAGTGATTGGCATTGTCAAATACCTTGACTATATCTTTGATCACTACCTCGTCACCATCATCCCCAAACTTGAGATCGTACCTGGAGTTCGTGGTTTTTCTACTATTCTTGATCAAAGTTCCTTTACTGTATTTCTTTGGAATCTCGATAAGATCTGATTTTCCCCCCATCACCTCGTACGGCTTGCCTTCGTACATACCCACTAGTACCACCCATTTCTCTCCCTGAATTGTCGTGTGTTGAATATCACATTCTAACAGTTCCGGGCGCTTGGGCGCTCTGTTTTGCGGAAACTCTGTAGCGGGGTCGTCCTCTTCTCCGGAGAGTAACACTCCGTCGCGACTTCCCTCGACATACACAGTTATACCCTTGAGGCCCTTTTTCCACCCCTGTAAGTACAAGTCCCCAATAACACTTGGATCAACGTCCTTTGGTAAATTTATTGTACTGCTTATCGAATGGTCAATGTGTTTTTGAATCACTGCCTGGACGTCAACCCGGCGTTGCCAATCAATCTCGGCGGAAGTCACAAAATAATTTGGAGTCTCCTTCGTTTCCGAAAAATTGAAGAAATCTTTCAAGTTATGATGAAGAACTTTGTATTCGGACCACTTGTCCCCCATATCGTCGATAAAATCGGCTTCTAGATCCTGTTCGTTGTGGGCTAATTTCCTTCTTCTAATGTAGGAATTCCTAAACACTGGTTCAATCCCAGTGCTAGTTTGTGACATAATTGAAACAGATCCGGTCGGAGCGTTGGTGAGGATTGAGATATTCCTCCTTCCATGCTTCTCGATCTCCGCCCTGAGCGCCTCTGGCAAATCTTTGATAAATTCGTTATCCTTTTCGCGGGCCCAATCGAATACGGGGAAGGCCCCGCGCTCTTTCGCCAATTCGACACTCTCCTGATATGCGGCAACCTTCAAAGAGTTATAAATACTATCCATTATCTCCAGCGCGTGGACCGAATCGTATTTCAGGCCTAGACAGGCTAGTGTGTCGGCCAGCCCATGAGTCCCTAAGCCGGTGCGTCGTCCGGACTCGCATGCTTGTAGCATGTTGTCCCACATTTTGCATTCGTCTTCTGTATCACATGTTTCTTTAATCTTATTAAGCTTCTCTAACTCAAGCTCTACCAAGTCATCTGACAATCTCATGGCCGTCTTGACGGTCGACACGAACCTTTCAAAATTAAAATAAGCATCTTCGGAGAATGCACTTTCAACAAAGTTCTTTAAATTGATAGATATCAGTCTACACGAATCGTAAGCCGAAAGCGCAATTTCTGCACACGGATTGACGCAAACCGTCTCGAAGCCCTCGTATTCGTTAGCGGGGAGCCTTTTGATGATGTTATCCCACATCAATAGCCCGGGCTCTGCTGTCTGGGTAGCGGAGTCAACAATCTTTTTCCACAAGCGTCTGGCGTTGACGTTCTTCCGAATCTTCGCAGCGCCGTTCGCTCCGACCGGGAATTCGAGAGAAAACAATTCGTTGCTTTCTACCGCCTTCATGAATTCGTCCGTAATCTTGACCGACACGTTGGCGCCGGTTACTTTCGTCAGATCGTGTTTCATCGTAATGAATTTCTCGATATCAGGATGGCGAATATCCATCGAAATCATCAGGGCGCCTCGCCGACCGTTCTGGCCAATCATACGGCAAACATAGGAATAAAAGTCAGCGAAACTCCACGCTCCGGTGGTGGTTTTCGCCGCATTATTAACCGCGGTGTTCTCAGGTCTCAGGCTGGAGATATCGATTCCAACGCCACACCTGTTCTTAAACAAGTTTGCCAATTCCTTTCCAGATTCCATTATTGAGGAAATATTATCTTCCGGAGACTCTACCACCACACAATTCGACAAAGACGCATTAACAAAATCATTGCCAATGCCGAACATGGGAGACCCCTGCGGAACAATGTGGCCGAAATATCTCAGCGATTCATATATTTCTTGTTCCGAAAGCGAATTTGGATACTTCTGCTCGATTCTAGTGAATTCCGCCGCCAACCTGCGATGCATGTCATCGGGGGTCTTTTCCATGTAGTTGCCGTTTTTATCTTTAAGGCAATATTTTGTCATAAACACATTTGTTGCTAATTCATCGTCATCAAAATATTGCAAAGTCGCTTCTCGGACCTTTTCGGCATCGTACATTCTGTTATCCTTTTTTCCAATCTTGGTATTTTTTCTTAATTTTTCCCAACTGCTGTTCGGCGGCTTTTTCGGTAATTTCCTCTATAGTTTCGTTAGTAGGTTCAAACACTTTTATTTTCACGTTGCTGGTGTCCATAAAAATCGGATATATCATCCCGTCATACCCTTGTCTGTTTTTGGCGATAAATATTCTACCCGTATTGGCAGACTTGTCTTCAACGGTTCGAGATACGGAGAATATAAAGTCTGCCACGAAACACTTGTTGAATGCTTCACTAATTGACTCCATTGTAATCACTTCTGCATTCAGTCCGGATCTGTTCGTTTGGGAGGCAGTATAAACCGGGCATTTGAATTCTTGTGCTAATCCACGCAACTCTTCATAAATAGTTTCCAACTCATGTCTTTTCTCTCTTTCGTTCCTTTTTGGCCTCAAGAGGTCCGCATAATCGACTATAACCATCCCTATATCGATATCTCTAGTTTTAAGCTTTTCAAGGTGAATCTTGAGAGTGTTGGTACTCGCCGTCTTGGATGGGTATTCCTTGACAATTAACTTGCCGTTAACATCTTTAATTTTTTCATAGACCTGTTCTTTGAACAAAGAAAGGTCGTTGATGGGCACGCTAGTCAAACAACTGTCATATCGCAAGCCAATCGATTTATCTTGTAACTCCAAGGTATAGTGTACCACGGTTCGGCCGGCCTTCAACGCCTGGGCCCCCAAATGCACTAGGACCATCGATTTGCCGGCGCCGGTGGGGGCTATAACGACCCCCATCTCACCTTCGCCCAGTCCACCATTCGTTATGTCATCTAACAACTTCCACCCGGTTGTTGTCGGGGCCCTCATCTGCGGTACGTATCTCTCTTCGAAATCTTTAATATAGTCGTGCCCGAAGTTGTTGTCCGATCCTAGCTTAATTGCTGTATTGATGATGCTACTGATTTCGTCGAATGACGAGTGCTGCAGTAAGTCCACAGATCTGATCATCGCAACTTTCAATTTTTGTTTCTTACAAAAATCTAATGCTTTATCCTTAACCCATTCAGATTCCTTGATTTCTTTCGAGGAGTATGTTCTTGCAAGAAAATCTCTAGTTTGTTTTTTGGTGGCTTCGTTTTCCGTCTCCAACTCCGACCTGAGGATTGTGCCCATGATCTCATAAGTCGGGTGTACTTCGTATTTCTTTCGGTATTCAAATATCTTATCAACGAAAACCTGCAGATATTTCAGCTCAAAGAAAGAAGTGCTCAACACCTCCTGCATTTGATCGCAAAAGGCTCTTTCTTGCAAAATCAGCTGTGCCAACTTTTCTTGAAACGCCTTCCCAAGTCTTGAAAAATCGGATTTTTCTTGATTCATTAAGCTCCGTCGTTTGTTGCTACTAGTCAATACTATACACTGTTACTAGGCGTTAGTTTATGAATTTTGTTCACCCATAGAAGAGAAAGGGAGATCTGTACCCTCGGTGGGTACACCGCACTCACCTAGCGTGTGCGAGCGGAAGGTATCGTCGGTCACTTCTCTAAATTTTGGATTTTATGTAATAGTAGTTCGCTCATTGTTCGTACCTTTCGAACAAAAGTGTCTTCAATCAGAACTGAGGCGGGATAGGTTGGCGATTCAACAGATACCACTGGTCGCGAGAAATCTGCTCGCCCGTCCTTCGCCCAAGTAAAAGACACTCGAACACCTCTATTCGGACCGAGACTGCCAAGCTCCTGAACTCTATAATATCCCAGGAGGTGACCTTCTTCATCATTGACTTTCGCCGAGGAGTAATAATAGCCGCTGACAAACTGTCTGTAATCAAATTCGAATTTCATCTTATTTTGCAGGCTTTCCTTCCCAGATGCTATTTCTAACCTTAATGGTTACGTGCCACCGTTTGTGCACTTCTGAGGCAATCCGTTCTTTCAGGTGGTTGATCATTGTATGTGTCAATCGAGTATCATAAGGTGATTGTTGTTGGACAATGACCAGTTTCACTTGGCCATCAAATTCTAGAAACTTATATCTAACCCCCTCTTTTAGAAAGAGTTTTTCACTCTCTTCTCTGCAGATCACTTCGGCCAATGCGACCTTTTCTGCGAAACTCTTCTGCTTTTCATATGCTCGTTCTGCCGCCGTCGCCATGGAATAGTCGCCTTTCTTTGTTAGTTAACTGCTTCTCACCAGATTCTTCCTACACCAATGAAGAGTTCTTTCCCGCTCGTTTTTAGATTTTAGAGTCCTCACGAGAGCACGTTCGGCCTCTTCATTGATGCTCATAATCATAACTTTAATTGTTGGGTTGGACTTCATAGCATACTCCCCTTCCTCAAGCTGAATATGCTTATATTTCTCGTACTCTTCCAAATATCTCTGTTGTCCGCTCATCCCGATCCTATTGACTGGTGTAACTGTTTTAATCATTTTCTCGTCTGGTGGGCAATCTGGGGCTCGAACCCAGGTGTGACCAGCTACTCTTTCTACGGTTTATAAGACCGAGGAGATAATCGCCCATGTACTTAATATATCAAATTAAGAATGCGTTGTCAAGCTTAAAAAATCATCTTTTTTTGAATACCATCAATGTAGAGAAATTACTACGGGGGTGCACCTGATTTCGACCTTGCGGTTGTGGCCGGGGGCTTCGGAGAAAATGCATTTGAGTCACTTTCACTGCCCCCAACTCTCTAAGCGCTGACGAAACGGCGTCAGTTTGAAAGTGCATCTTCCCCGATGAAACTTGGTCTTGTACCTTTACCAAGATAAAGCCTTTGTCCTTTGTAACCCTATAGCACTCTCTTGCCCCATCAATAATTAAATCCATTCGTTCCTGGATGGTGGCCTTCTTGTGTACGCCATAGGCCTTATCGACTTGCCCCTGCGATGGTGTGCCATTCAACTTGTAAGGCGGGTCAAAAACTGTAGTATCCCACTTGTCTTCCCAGTTCAAAGGAAAATCAGTAAAATTGTAAGAATAATCGGCTGCGGTATAGAGGTCGTTAGAAGTTAGATCGCTTGGAGTATAACTACTCCAAAATACTCCCGATCCATATGTAGCATCAAGAACCTTACCCTTAATAAAACCCATGCTCGCCGCGGCCGCCATCAGTTCCCCGTTGTTTCGCCAATGATGTGCTGCATTGATTTGTTTATTCGTCATAAAATCATTTTCTTTACTTGTTCAAGTCTAAAGAATCATCTTTTTTACTTGATCGTAGGCTTCAACAAGAGCCTCCATGTCCTTCTCGCCCTTGATCATCCGGTAAGCCCGGACGGCTGCCCAAATCTCTTCTTTTGTTAGCCAACCTTCTTCAATATAGGATTTTCTCACATCCCTCTTATGCTCCTTAAAGGGAGTCATTGCTTCCTCGGTTGCAACCAAATCCTTGAGGTAATTTTTAATATGCTCCTCTTTTGTTCTTGGCCCAAGTTCCTCTTCCTTCTCTTGCGGTTCCTCATCGACTCCTGTGTCGATCTTGAACATGTCAATCACTTTTGCCATAATTATTCTCCCTTATTGATCCATTCGTTAACTAGCAGTGCAGTTGTCGTCCATGAGCCAACTACAAAGTATACCACCAACAGCCCCTTAAAAGCTTCAGGTGCATCGTCAGTGATGCTCCAGAAACACGTAAAAGTAAACAACATCGAGAGTAGAAACCCGACCATCGTTCTTGCTGATTTTGTCTTAAACATAGCAACCTCCTTGATTATGATATATCATATCTTATTTAGCGTCTTTTGTCAAGCATTATTTTATCGTCGTCGAAGCAGAGCGGGAATATGACTATCCAACGGAAGTACAATATTGCACCCCGTCAATTCCTCTCCGGAACCCGCCATATCGGTCTTTCCCACTTCCTCACATTCTGTGGTGTTAACAAAACCCGTCGCCCCATTCGCGCAATAATCGTCTGGTCGCCACTCGGATACGTCTGAAATCCCGTTGCCATCCATATCGAAGTCACATTCGTCCCCGATATTGTCTCGATCTGAATCAATTTGGTGATAATTGTAGACTGAGATACAGTTGTCGACATGATCACTAATGCCATCCTGATCACGATCTGTTACACACTGCATATTTTTGGTGTAATCACGCCTATGCAATAATGGACATTCGTCGGTTGTGTCAGGGACTCCGTCATTGTCATCGTCTGAATCACACACATCGCCCCAGCCATCCTCATCTGTATCTAGCTGACTAGGATTGCTAATATCCGAACAGTTATCATCCGGATTGTTTACTGAGTCTCCATCCAAATCCTCGTCGCAAGAATCCCCTAGTCCATCAGCGTCCCTGTCAAATTGATTAGGATTCCAACTAGTGCGACATGTGTCGCATGCATCTCCCCAGCCATCCGAATCTATGTCCATCTGATCTGGATTTGACGCCCATGGGCAATTGTCCAAATCATCTTCCAAACCATCCTCGTCATAGTCGTCTGCGTACTGGTAAGTGTCCCCCTGGTCTGTATTGGCGATTAGAACGCTCCCTCCGCCTCCTCCGCCCCCTCCAGACTCTTCCGGGGTACCACATAGCCCTCCAGCGCACTCGCCCTCCTCGTCGGCGTGAGCGGGGTTAACTAGCGCAAGGCTAATCATAATTACATTCTTCAACATTATCAACTCCTAGTTCAGTTTTGTGGTAGGGAAGGCGGGATTTGAACCCGCAAGCCGTGAAGCGGGAGATTTTAAGTCTCCTGTGTATGCCATTCCACCACTTCCCCAAGTCATAGTAATATAATACATGCTTTCGGGGATATTGTCAAGTCTTTTCCTCTAAAAATATTCTGTAGCCGTTCGAATCTTCGATTAGAAGCTTCGGAGGTCCATGGCGTTCGACCAGTAAGTCCCAAAAATCCGGGCTTGCGATTGAACATTCTTTTCCGAAATATTTCTTAAGCCACTGGTGTCTGGCCCAGCCTCCTAGAAAACTTGTAGGTCGCGGGACT